GCTTCAATCTCGGCAACCTGCGTCACCTCAACCTGTTGGCTCTGACCCGATAGCTTCGCCCCCTTGAGCTTTAGCATCGTTGCAGCGTTGTTGATGTGGGCAGAGTCCAGCAACGCCCTCAGAGCGCCTGTAAGGGCCGCAGAGAGGCCTCCAATAAGGTGTGGAAGACCAATCGCATAAGCACCCCGCCACGGGATGAACTTGAACTCGACAATCCAGTCGAGCTTGTCCATCGTGTCGTCACCTTCTTCCCAATTACGATAAAGACCAATGACTTCAGTCTCCAACTCGTCAATCATCAGAATGTAAGGTGCAAGCTTGCCTTTGCTGTAACGGTCGCCTTCAATCTCCAACCATGTATAGGTGTGGTAGACCCGACGAACTCCGTCTTCATTGTCGTTCGGTGACCGACCCTCAATCTTGTCATTAGCCTTCTGAGGCCCGGTCGGCTCAGGATCCATCGTGGCTCGGATGTACGACGTATCCCTGTAAAGCGCAGACATCATCCTCTGGCGATACTCGTAGTTTGAGATATCGTGGACTTCCGTAACCCTCTGAGCGTTGTAGAAGTTCGTTGCCGCAAACGGGACAATCACGTTGTCAATCGGCAGAAACTCCGCACAAGGACGCTTCATCCGCTCGTCGTACCAGAGCTTCAGGTATTGAGACCCCCCAAGAGGTAGCTGCGTCAGCATCTGCTCCATCTCATCGGCAAACTCAGGGATCTGCTCCGTAAGCTGCCAGTTCATGAAGTCTCGTTTACGTTCTGCGATCTCTACCTTCTCTTTGTCTACGTCACCGAGAATCTTTGTCCGAGTCGGGCCATCAGGCGGGAACAGTTCTTTGATCGCCCTCGAAGCAAAATCAACACACCCTTCAGCCATCACCGGATGAACGACCTTCGAAGCACCATTGAACGAAGCACCGCCGGGGGCATCATTACCCAAGCCAGTCCTGCGAATTCCTTCTTCGTACTGCTTATCCCGCTGCTTCCGCGCCTCTTTGTCTTTCTCGATCAGCTCAATGTACTTCAGAGCTAGGCCAGCAACGGTTAAGCTATCAATAGCGTCAGAATCTGCAAGGTTCTCGTAGAAGTCGGGATCTTCCATCGGGCCTTCAGGAAGCGTGACAACCGCGGAGCCATCAGGCAGCTCCTCAATCTCCGACTCTTCAAGGTCTAGCTCTACCGGCTCTTCTTGTAGTTTGTCTCCCTGCGCTAGTCCACCCATTCCGGGGATAGCACGCCCGTAGTCTTGCTCAATCGGGAATTCGGTTGCCATGTTATTTCCTCAAGGCGGATAAGCCGCCAACTTTGCCGCCCTTGCGTTTTGTAATATCGGTCGATTTTACCGCGCCACTAACAACAGGAGCTTCTTCAACGTCAGGCAAATTCATCCACGCAGACATTCCACGACCACCTACATCCGCGCCGGGAAATTGTCGATTCAAATCTGATGCGGCTTCATCTTGCTTGGTTCTTGTTAAAGCCGCAAATGATATTTCCATATCGTCAAACCCACGATTTGTTAAATCTTCGTATTCTTGTCTTGTAACAGAAACCATTGGCAACTTTTGCTTGCGCTCTGCCGCCACTACTGCACGATTATGCCCATCAAGAATAACCAAGGAACCATCTGGCTCTTGAATAGCAACTATCGGATTCATAGGCGTGTCTTTAGGAAATAAATTACGAACCTCTTGTAGTCGATTTTGGTCAGATTCCCTAAACGTTAGTGATTTCGGATTTATTAAAATTGGTTCACGCAAAGACTTTGAATTCTTTGCTGCCGCTGCCGCAGCTTTTGATAACGCACCACCGCCTGCCATTTTCACTGCACCGCCTTTCTTTCTGCCGGTCAGTTGCTTCATAGCCTCTTCATACATCTTAATTTCGTCGATGTACTGCTGATCGATTACTTGCCGCGGGCCGTAGCTCTTCATCATGTTGATCGGGTCAACTTTAGCTTGAACATCTGGCCGTGACCGATACCAAGCCATAAAGTCTGGGAACGACAGCTCTGACGGAATCAAATACTTTGATCTTCCAATCGCCTGCCCCGGAATGTCATAGTCGTAGGTCGGATGACTTGAAAAGCTAAGTTTCCCCTCTGGGTTCATTTTGCCCATCGCAAACCCAGTTACACCTGTTTCAACGTTACGCAACTCAGGCTCTGTAATCGCCGTTTGCACAACCTTGCCGGGAAACGGGAAGCCGACTTGTTTAGCAACAGATGGCTTCTCTAACACTTCAGAGATCTGTTTACGAAGCTTCGAGTTCATCTGAGCTTGCAACAACACATTTATCGGGTCTTCAAACCCAGCAAACTCGGGAAACTTATTCTTCGGGTTGCCCTTCCTGACTAAGTTGTTCAATAACTCAACTTTGTCTTTGTCTAGCTTTTCTGGTTGAAGCACTGATATCAGAGCGTCCAGATTGTGCATTGCAAACCTAGAGCTTTCCGGCGACATCTTGATGTACTTGCCTAGAACCTGATCTGCGCCGTATTTTTGCGCCATCTCTTGCACAAGATTCTGAACGGCTCTTGCAGGGCTGAGATTAGAAGCCCAGAAGGTCTCATCCAAGTTAGCGCCATACCGCGGGCCTCCATACAACTGTACCGGCGTTTCTGGCCTCACATCCCCGACTTGCACCAACTGCTTTCCGCCTCTTGTCGGGGCGTCCAAGCTACCCGGGATGGCAACCTGCCCCATAGTCGGATCACCCGGCACGCCAACGATTACTTTGCCGAGCTGCTGTTCATAATCCACGTTAGGCACTGGCCGATCCGCTATCGTGCTTTCAACCACCATCGGCGTGCGCTGCTCCATCTCATACAACAACTGAGACTTGCCAGCAGGATTGATCGACTGCTCTTCAGACGCCCTCACGAATCCGGGCTGTGCCTGAGCGGCCATGCGCCTTGCTATTGCCTCAATCTCTTCTTTGGACTTTGCTGGCGCTCTCTTTGCAGCAGCAGCCTCCTGCGCCCATTGAGTGCTTTTCTTGCCAGCAGCAGCAGCGGCTCGTCCTGCAACAGTCCCCAGCATACTGCCGCCGGTTCCCATCTTGACTTCACCACCCTTAGCCATCGCCTTCTCTAAGGCTCTACGGGCTGAAGCTACGGCTTTATGGTTAACTGAGCCGCCTTTTTTGAACGGCGTAATAGGTGTCGGGTGGTACAGGATAGCCGTACCCTGCTGCGGGTTCATCAGACCCTCGTAGCCGTACTCCTTGGCCATGCGCTCCACATCGGTGAAGGCTTGGGTCGGGTCGGCCATGCCCTTGTTGTACTTGGCGGTGAAGGGCGTGCGGTTGGCCTCGGCTGCCAGCGTGCGAAGCAGCAGCGGGTCAGCGGAAAGGTCGTACAGGCCCTCGCTGCGGGTGCCGTAGCGGAACCGGCCCAGACCGGGTTCAGGGCGAACGCGGGACGGGTCGCCGGTGTAGGCGTAGGATCGCTCCATCACCGGGTTCTGCGTGCCCAGCAGGCGCTCCATCTCGCGGCCCTTGATGCCGGTGCCGTACCGGGTCGGGTCGAGCATCTGGAGGTCGGGCGAATGGCTGAAGTGGGTCAGCATCTCCGAGGCCGTCGTGCCCGGCTCGGGTCGGATCAGCGGTTGGATGTAGCCCGGCATCCCGCCGGTGTAGGCGGTGTCCACAAACTCGGGCGGCAGCAGCACGCTCTTCTGAGGCGCAAACTGGAAGCCCTGCCATGCCTCGCCCAGCAACTTGTCGATCTCGGCCACATCCGCCGTCTGGCCGCGCCGGTTGGCCTCGTAGCGGGCCTCGTTCAGGCGGTTGATGCGCTGCTTGAGTTCGGCGTTGACCGGGGTGTAGTTCACGAACGAGTTCTGGCCCCGGGTTTCGCTGGCCATCGCCATGCGTGCAAGGGGCGAGAACATCTGGGCGTGAGCACCGAAGGCGATCTCCTCACCCTTGGGGCCGAACGGGTTGCCGTGGACGGCGTGCCCGTAGAAATCGTGGATGGCCCGGAACATCTCGTTGGTGTTCAGGCCAGTCTCTGGATCGATGGCGTTCAGGAAGTCGTGCGGGGCACCACCTTGGTAGACATACAAGTGCCGGTTGCCGTAGATGTCCTTGAGCATTTCGCCGCTGGACTGGTAGTTACCCTCTCCGGCGCGGTGATAGGACATATTGACCGGCAGAGCGCGGAACTGATCGGCGGTCTCCTTGGCCAACTGGCGGTAGGACGCTTCCAGCAACTGGTCGTAATTCTTCGCGCCCGTGGCCTCAACCAGTTCAGGGTAGCGCCTGCCATATGCCTCGAAGACCGACTTCTTGTAGGCGTCGTCGCCATCGGCTGCCAACTGGAAGGTGCGACCGATGGCAGACTGCTTGGCAAGGCTTGATGGCGGCATCTGCGGCAGTTGGTATCTTTGCCCGGTCACCCGCTGACTGTAGTCGTCCGCCGTGCGGTACACGAAGTTCGACGGGTCTTTAATCAGTAGGCTGATCGCCTCGTCCGATACTGGTTGCGGAACATCGCCTCCACCTGATCCTCCGACAGGGTCGGCTTGCCGTACTTCTTCTCGAACTCCCCGATCCTTTGGTCGAGCCGCTTGAGCAGACCGCGGTTTGACTCGGTAGAACGGGCCTTCTTGTCTTGTTTCATACAAAGTTCCTGTTAAATTTTGTTCGGGCGACATCTCCAACGCCATCCCTGTACGCCTCATATAGGCGTCCATCATTTCACCGGCTTTAGGAGCCATCGCTTCACCGGCTTGCCTACCCTTCTCCACTAGTTGCCTGCCGACGCCTCTTCCGACCCCTGTGAACGCTTGCAGTTCAGGCAGCGGCCCAGTTTGAGGGAGTGACTCTAGAACCTCTCCAAGCCCCGCTAGATGGCTCGGGCCACGTTCTGACCGCGGCATATACATATTCCGCAGGGCGAACTCCATCGGGTCGCCTTGGGTCTTCTGGCCCGGCCTGAGGGCGTACAGCATTGAGGCAGGAGCTAGCGCAGCCAGCGACCCCATCGATACTAGAGCCTCGCCAGCACCGAGTACGTCTTTAGGAAGGTCTCTGATCCTCTCCATCGCCGTCGGCTGTCGTTGGAACAGCCTCGAAGGATCGCCGCCAAGAATCTCTGTAGCCGGAGGAACGTCCGATGTCGGAGGCTGGGTAGGAACACCACCCAGAATAGATTCGTTCGCCTGCTGGCGGCTTTGGGCCATCCTGAGAGCAGCAGCCATAGCCGTCTCTCGGTCTAAGCCCTGCTCGATCAGCTTTTGTGCAATTTTGTCGGTATCTGACGCAAACACCTGCCCGCCGTCTGCAAACGACGACTCGTATCCAAAATCTTTATCTACTCGCCCTCTACCGGCTTGCATGACACGGTGATGGAGTTCTTTTAGATAATCTTGGCCGTGATACGCCTTACTGACTCGGTTGGCTTCCTGAAGAAGGTTGTACAACGGATTATGGCCTTGAAATACCTTCTCTCTTCCGATCAGCGTCATGCCGGGAATAATGTTAGCGATCTTCTGCCTGCCGAAGTCACGGATATTGCGCTCACCCGTCAGCGGATCTTGCGAGGGGTCTAGCAGCCTTAACATGCGCTCGCCTCGCTTATACGGACGAGAGCGCCCCATCACTTGATCTTCAAGGTCTTGCAACCTGAGATCTTCTTCGCTTGGTTGCCTAGAAAGACGAATCGCCTCATCTATGGCGGAGTCCATCTCCATGCCGCTCTGCATTAACTGGTCGGCGATGATTTTGATTTCGTCGTTCATAGGAATCTCCTTGCCCGCATCATAAACTTACGGATGCGTCAAGTCCATCAGACCGCATACGGATTCTCTCGTGTTCGGCCAGTGTCTACATAGTCGTCCTCGTCCCAGTCGTCTCTCGGCGGGGGATCAACTTCTAGCCAGCCAGCATCTCTGAGCCATCTCAAAGCCTGCGTACAGGCATCGACGAAGTCGTCGTGGGTCGAGTCAGGGAACGAACAGATCTGGCTCACAAGAGGCTCGGCCCAGTCTTTTACATAGCCCTTCCTCTTGTCTGACTCAGGGATCCACACCCGGCCACGGGCGATGATGTGGGAGACGATGTTCAGTCTCTGAATCTTGTCGGCCTTGCCGGGGTTGTAAGCCGCGACAGGCAGATGCGCCCGCCTCAAATCTTGGATCAGCGAGATGCCCGCAGACTTGTCTTCTACGAGGATGGTGTCCACCCGCTTCTTGTCCTTACCCTCGCCAAAGATCACCTCATACTCTTCCTGAACCTTCTCTCTAAGCTCGGGGTACTGGAGCCGATCCTGCCAGCAGTCGATCAGCATTACGGACATCGGGCCGTCCAGAGGCTTGAACACGCCCCAAGTCTCTGCCGCGGTCGGATCATTGATCGTCTTCTCTGACGTTGCACAGTCATAGGATTGAACGATGTACTCAAACTTCGGGAACTCTTTGCCAGCAGGCCAGAGCCTGAACCAGTCCCGGCGGACAATTCCCCCATCTTCGGGATCGATGATCTCAGCGTAGATCTCCTGCCTGCCAAGCTTCGTTCCTTCATACTGAAGAATCTGCTTGCGGAAGCTGTCAGATAGGTTGTCGAGGTTACTATAGGTGCTGGCTGTCGTGACGGCTACGTCATCGCCGTTTCTGCCCACCAGTTCGATGATCAGATCCTTCGGCTTCGGGGTTGTCGTACAGATCAGCCGCGTCGGCATATTAGGAAGCTTCAGGCGTAGCCCGAACTGCATCTGATCCCAAGCTTCTTGAAGGTAATCCCAAGCTGCAAGCTCGTCGCAGTTATGGACGACTATGCCGTTCGCAATGAACTCGTGTTCACCCTCAACCGTTAGGTTGTACGTCGTTGAGTTCGGAGATCTTGCGACGCTTTCTACCGCCTGTTGGGTTAGCTCGATAGGTACGGGTTGTTGATCTAGCGTTGCACCGCCTTGAGCAATACCGCTGAAACGGCTTGACGGCGATGTAGCTGCCTTGGCAAACAATACAGGCTCGCTGCTCAGGCTTGAATGCGTTACTCCGCCACCGCTCCAAGCAAGACGAGGAACAGAACTTAGTGGTCTTGCCCATCGCGTGAGAGATAAAGCCCGCTGAACAAACGACGCACACCTCCGGCTTAGGGACTCTTGCAGCAGCAAAGATCTCTTTGGCCGCCCGCTTCCGCTGCTCTGACATTGGCCTGCCGGTCGCGTGATGCCGCTGGTGATCCGCCTTAGACATGAGAATAAGGTTCGTAAGCTCGTTGTTCTTGACGTTGTGATCGGCGTGGTGAATGACGAACTTTGGCGGGATCGGCCCGTTTGCTTTTTGCCAGATATATCGATGCAGATATCCGCGGCGCTTGTTGTGGTAATGGCCGCTAGGCCTTTCGTGCCATGTGACGCCGTCGTAAAGGATGCCGTCCATACCAAATCACCTTCTTTGATGTCGCCAGCAGGAATCCACTGACTATCAACAAGTATCGGGTGATCCTCGGTAACCGTCAAGCTCGTCTGCCCAGTTGTAATGGTTACCAAACCGCTGGGATTGCCAGAGATTCCCGCGGCGAGCACTTTGCGCGGCCCGTGGCGGGTCATCACCGATTCGCCGCACTGGATAGCCTCGACAGCCTTCTCTGAGCCATCTGCCATAAGGATTGATGTCCCGGGGAGGCAGCACCATCCTCCGTGAAACTGTGGCCCGCGGAAACGCTCTGGCTCACTAGCAGGGATACCTTTGATCAGGCTACCGTTGATCAGCTTAAGCTCATGAAGTGCTTTGTTGTAATCGGCCACTAGCTGAGGCGGGATGACCGACAGCAGGCCAGAGTCGCCCTCATAACAAGTAGCCCGGACATCAGAGCTGGTTGGAGCGGCTACAAGCCAGCGGGTGTTGGGATGCGACCAAGCCCACCAGCCAATCTGTTCTGCCGCGGTTCGAGTCTTCCCTGCACCCCTGCCTGCCAGCATCAACCAGATTGACCACCAATCGCCCGGGGGCAGAATCTGGTGCTTGTGAGCCTTCGCCAACCACTGCGCCCGCCAAGCGAACGCTACTTGATCCTGCGGGGATAGCTTCTCGAACTCAGACCGGGTCTTCGGATCCTTCAGGATCTCTAAAACGTTCATGTTTGTTGCAGCGCATCACACTGGGAAAGTGCCGATTTTTTCGGGCCTGTATCCACTAGCCTGCTGCACTGCGTCATTCAACCTGCCGTTTCGACTCTAGGTTCTGCAAGACAGCATCAAACAGCAGCTTGGACTCGACTTGAATCGGGGGAGCGTTATCAGCACCAGTGAGAGCTACCCGGTCTCCGAATCTCTTAGGATCCCATTTAGCCAACAACTTGAGGCGGGTCTCAATCTGTAGCTTCCTGTGACCCAGCATATCCTCAACGGTCGTTGAAGTGCCCTGATCAGACATCACCTGCTTCTGGCCGAACTGAGGATTGTCTGCAATCAGAAGGCATTCTTCTGCGATGGCCTCGTATCCCTGCTGTCTCGCACGCGCGATGGCTCCCGAAAGACCTGTTCCGGCCTCTCCCAGCTCATCATCTTTAGCCATCCACTCATAGATCTTCTGCCAAGCTGGCATATGATCATCACGGCAGATCTGACGAAGGGGTTCGCCGTTACTGAGGCGCTCGCAGATCTCTGCTGCTAGCTCGGGGGAGTATTTGCTTGGCCTGCCAGTTTTCTTTTTCTCGACAGGCTGCTTCGGGGTTTCTGCCTTGGGCATATTCCTCTCCGATGGGTAAGTTAAACATTTCGTACCTACCACAAGAGAGGCATTTAACTCTCCAACTGTAGGTTAACTCGGTTGTTTGGAGTTTACCTCCACACTTGCAAGTTTGCATGGTGTTGAAAAACCCTCCCCGAGGTTTCCTGATTTGAGCAAGAGAGGCCCAACCCAACGATTAGGTTAGGTTGAGTCCTCTCAGCGAAATACCTCCCGTCGGTACCTTCATCTCGCTGACCGAGATCTAGTGCGATCTACGGCTGTCCCTTGCTACCTCATGCACCTGAGTCAAGCCTGCGCCAAGGGATTCGGCACGCCTGCGGTTTTGGCTGTCGTTCTACCGCTCTCACACAGAGAAGAACCGAGATTCGACGTATAGGTCTCTGTGCCAGTCGGCGTAGAAACAAAAAACCCTTGCTGCTGCCCCCGGTAGGAACCCCTCGAAAGGGGCGGAGGCATGAGCAAGGGTTCTGATGTCGGTTCCTACGCCAACGGTTCATAGTTTGCTTCCGATAATCGTAGCTGTCAAGCGGGCCTATCTCGTCTTGGGCAAGGCCAAGTAGCTTTTAAGACTTTGTTCACGATGATGTCCGCGGTGTGATGACGTTCTGCGGGCGTGTTCGTCAGGTAGTTTTTCACCATATCGTGGATCTGGCCTACCGTGACGTTAGCGGGCATACAGTGAACGATTCCCTGCCCCATGTCAGCTACACCAGTGATGTATCCGAAGGCAACACCTTGCGAGAAATATTCTGAAGCGTTCATGTTCTGAAGAAGCTTGTTGCCGTCTTTGAACTCTGCATGAGCTGACATTGAGATACAGATCAATAACGCCGCTAGTCGCATAATGTCTCCAAGTTAGTGCCGGTCTTTCCCGGCTGTCAACCGGCCCCCACCCGAGGAGACAACACCCGCACAGGGTTTAGGCGTGACCGGCTGCGGGTGTTGAACCA